GTGAAGTCCCCTATACACGAAGATTTCTCGTATAGTTCCTTTAGCGAAGGTGAAAAGATGAGAATCGACCTTGCCCTATTATTCACTTGGCGTGAAGTAGCGCGTGTCAAAAACTCTGTAAACACCAACCTGCTGATTATGGATGAAGTTTTTGATTCTTCACTTGATGGATTTGGAACTGATGAGTTCCTTAAGATCATCCGTTTTGTTATTAAAGACGCTAACATTTTTGTCATCTCTCACAAAGTAGATATGCAGGACAAATTTGAAAGTGTCATAATGTTCGATAAAGTCAAAGGATTTTCACGTAGAGTATCTTCAACTAAAGAGGAATAATGAACATCCCAAACTGGCAGCATCATTCTAGAAAAGAACAAAAACCTACTCTCAAACCACAAGCAATGCGTGATAGGAGAGCAGCATTACAAGCATTTAAGAAGAAACACAAGAACCGCCCTGATAAGGCGGTTTCGTCGTATTATGAGACAATTAGATACATAAATATCTAAAAACAACTTTGTAGAATGGGACAGGTATACGAAGATCTTTATCAACATTTGATTTCTGAGGGAATCGATGATAGTGTGGCAACATCTGTTGTCAATGACATGTATGATAAAGAACAGTATCATAATGTAGAGCAACTTGATGAGGCTGCTTTTAGAGCAGCTTCAATGATTGGTAGGGTTGCTGCCAAGATGATGGGATTTGGTAAGGTTAGTGCTAGGGCAGCAAGAGGTGCTGGTGCACAAACACTGAGAACTTTAAATCGTCGGGGATCGGAAGCATTTCAGCGTGGAGTTAGAAGAAGAAATTGGACTCCCGATAGAGCATTACCATCAGGTACATCTGCTGGTGTAAGACAAAGAACCTTGGCAAGTTTGACTAAGGGATCGACCGCATCCAAATCTGGTGGTTTAGTTACTACTGGTAGAGGTGGTACTTTAGTTGCTCCTGGTAAAGGTGGTCCTTTAGCGTCTGGTGGAACAACTGCAGGATTGGGTTCTGTACCTAAAATTGAAAAAGTTAAAGTCAGAGATCTTGGTCCTGCTCCAAGTTCTGGTGGTCCCACAAGATATCAAGGAACTACTTCTGGTGGTCAACTCCCACAGGGTGGTGGCACTAGTAGCAGAATGGGTCAAGGATTAGAGAAACTGAAGTTGGCAGCTGCTGGAGGAACAAGTTCTGGACCAGCAACTCCTGCAAAGGGAGGTCCTACACCAAGAGCACTTCCAGGTGCTGGTCAGACAGCAAGTAGAAGAAATGTTGCTGCTGCTACTGCTGCCGCTGCCGCAGCAGGTACTACAGGTACGGGTGTGAAAACTGGTACTACAAGTGCTATCAAGTTGAGACAGGGATTGTCTGATAGAGTCAGACGTGCTAAAGAGGCTCTCAAGAGATCAAAACTTCCCCTTGCTGTTGGTACTGGTCTTGCTGTTGGTGCGGGAGTTGCTTCCTTAACTGGTGGTGGTAGTAATAAAGCAGACATGACTCCTGGTGGAGATACTGCTCCTGCTGCTCCAAAGGATAATGCTGTTGCTAATAAAAAACCACCTACTCTTCCTGATTATAAAGTTGACATGAAGTTTAAGGGTAACGTCTTTACCGATAAACCCAAGACAGAAGAACCCAAGTCAAAAGATGATGCAACCGCTAATGTAAAGGCTGCTTATGAGAAAGGTAAACCCTTTGATATTAGAGATAGGGACATTACCGCGAGAGCATCCTATGATCCAAGACTTAAGTCTGAGCGTGAGCGTATGAGGCGCATCAAAGCAGAGAGGAAAGCAAGAAGAGAGAAAAAGTAGACACTTTTCAAACTGTCTATTTGGGAGGGTTTCGACCCTCCTTTTTTTGTATAATACTTCCATACGAAAGGAACCAATGATCCACCACGAAATCAAGTCCCAACTCGCCAAACTCCTTGCGACTGAAGACCTGGTGGTTGAGAACAAGTATGTTGAGACTGCTCAGTTCAACGTTCACACTCGTGTTCTGACCCTTCCTGTTTGGGAGCGGGCAAGTTCCCAAGTCTACGATATGCTTGTTGCTCATGAGGTGGGTCATGCTCTCTATACGCCTGATAGTGATTGGTTCAAAGATAGAAAGATTTCTCCACAGTTTGTGAATATCGTTGAGGATGTTCGCATTGAAAAAATGATGAAGCGTCGTTACGCTGGTATCTCAAAGACTTTCCATCGCGGTTACAGTGAACTTGCTGATGAGGATTTCTTCTGCATTGAGAATGAAGATGTGAATAAGATGAATCTTGCCGATAAAGCAAATCTCTACTTTAAGATTGGAAAGTTTGTTGATATTGATTTCAATTCTCAAGAACGTGTTTTCATTCAAAAGATTTCTGACGCTGAGACTTTTGATGATGTTCTGGATGTTGCTGAGGAACTTTACAACTACTGTAAGCAACAGCAAGAGATGAAGACCAAGACTGATGACCTTCAAGTTCAGGGTGGTCAGAGTGAAGGTGAAGATCAATCTGAAACAGATTCTTCAGAAGAAAGCACTCCTAGCGTTCCGAACGGCACTAATGATGCACCTGGAGCTAATGATTATGATTCTGATGAGTTTGATTCTGAGGAACCTACAGATAGTGATTCCTATGGTGGAACTGAGAATGACGAAGATGAACTTGAAGTTTCTACCGCACAGAGTCTGGAAGATGCTCTGAAAGATCTTGCTTCAAATGAAGGTTGGGAGAACGTATATCTTGAACTTCCCAAACTTGACTTGAAGCATATTGTTATCCCCAATGCGGAAGTTCATTCTCGCTTTGATGAGTGGAATGAATTCTTGGAAGTTCATGATATTTCTGAAGAAAAAATCTTTGGCAATGCTGATAGAGAATTTAAAGAGTTCAAGAAATCTGCTCAGAGGGAAGTCAACTATCTGGTCAAAGAGTTTGAATGTCGCAAGTCAGCAGACTCTTACGCTCGTGCTACCACTTCTCGCACTGGTGTTCTTGATTGTTCTAAACTTCATACCTACAAATACAATGAAGATCTTTTCAGGAAAGTAACGACTCTTGCCGAAGGTAAGAACCATGGTTTGGTATTTGTTCTTGATTGGAGTGGTTCTATGGGCAATGTTCTTCAGGACACGTTGAAGCAACTCTTTAACCTGATGTGGTTCTGTAAGAAAGCATCTATTCCTTTTGAAGTCTATGCTTTCACTAATGAGTATCCCAAGGATCCTAGTAATGAAGAGAAGTTGTTTGATCTTAGATTGCAGACCACTGCTTATGAAAAGCGTGAAGGTCTGATTGCTGTCGGTCCCTGGTTCAGCATGATGAATGTCTTCACCAGCGATGTCAAGATGAAAGAACTTGAGCGGCAAATGAAGAACTTCTATCGTCTTTCTTCAATCATGACTAGTTGGTCAAATGCTCCGATTCCTACTGGTCTGGGTCTGTCTGGAACTCCTTTGAATGAAGCATTCATCTCACTGCACCAGATTCTTCCCCATTTCAAGAAACAGTACAAGGTTCAGAAAGTTCAGTGTGTTGTTCTGACTGATGGTGAAGCAGGTGGTATGAAGTATCATAAAGAGGTTCAGCGCCGTTGGGAAGATGGTCCTTTTCTTGGAGTTGGTTCTGTTCAGCAGAATGCTTTCCTAAGGAATCGCAAGACTGGTAACACTTACTCTTTTGATTGTGAGTGGTGGCAGATGAGTGACATCTTCCTTAAGGATCTCCGTGATACTTTTGCTGATGTGAGTTTCATCGGTATCCGTGTTCTGGAATCTCGTGATGCTGGTAGTTTCATCCGTCGCTATACTGGTTGGACTCCAGCGTTTGATAAGATTCAGAAAATCTGGAAGAAAGAACGTGCCTTTGCACTTCGTGATGCTGGATACCATACTTATTTTGGTATGTCTGCCGCTGCGCTTTCTAACAACTCTGAGTTTGATGTTGATGATGGTGCTTCAAAGGCAAAAATCAAGTCTGCATTCGTCAAGAGTCTGAAAAACAAGAAGATGAATAAGAAAGTTTTGGGGGAGTTTATTGAACTAATCGCTTGAATAAATAAGTGTATAGAAAAACTGTCTACAGATGAAACCTTCCCCGAAACAATTAAAAGAGACAAAGGAGATCTATGAAAAGGTTGTAACACACCTCATTGAGGAAGGTTACGCCACCGATGTAGATTCCGCAGATTCCATTATCAGTGGAATGAGCGAGCAATGGTTTGAACTCATCACGGAGAACTGATAAATGGAAAGAATTACAGGACAACAAGCAAAATCTTTGATGGAGGCAGTTGCCGCCGTCTATGAAAAGAAAGGCGAAGATTGTGTACCTAAATCCGAAAAAGGTGATCACAACTGCGCTAAGAAAGTATGTCACGAAGAGTTTGGTCAAGGTGAGACCATCTTTGGGCAGCATGCAGAACCAGACGAAAATGGTTTCGTATCACATTATGATGTTCAATTTGAGCACGGTATTGTAGAGAACGTATCTGTAGAAGATCTGGAAGTTCTTACTATGGAAGGACATGGTGGTCATAAGAAAAAGACCATGTATGCTCATACTGAGGTAGAGGGTGAACTGGTTCTTGAGAATGATGAGTATGAAAAACTTGATGAAAATCTTCTTCAACTCTTAACTAGAAACAGAACTGTTTATAGAAGAGATCCAGAGACTGGGCAAAAAATCAAAGTCGATCAACAAAGAGATCCTAAGAATCTTGATAGATATATTGATAAAAAGACCACTGGAACTAGCGACTATGGTTATCGTAGAGCTAGACCTGGTGAACCAGGTGATGGTACTTTTGGAGACTTCCGCAGAAGAACTGGACCTAACGATGGACCTAATCCAGTGGGTAGTAATAAACCAGCACCAAAACCACAACCACGTCCTCAGTCCCCTTCCAGCAATCTGAAGCCTGGTAATCCAAACGTAGTTGTAAGTCCTAAGTCTGGCGAAGAGACTAAGTTTGAAAGACGCCTTCCTACTTCTGCTGAACTGAGAGCAGCACAGGCTGCTCGTAAGGCTGCTACCGCTGGTGGTGCTTCTAAGAAAGAAGCAGAATATCAAGCAGTTAAGGCAGGTGTTGGAGTTTCTAAGGGAACCGTTAAGGATCCTAAGATTGCTGCTGATGCTGCTAGAAAAGCAAAACTTGCTGCTCTTCAAGCAAAAGCAAAAGCAGATACAATGGCGAAAGCAAAAACTGCTCCTGATACTTCTCGTATGAGTGGTCGCGCCAGAGCAAGAATGGAAGAGGTTGACATCTTTGATACCATCAAGGAATACTTGATTGGTGAGGGTGCAACTGAAGAGGAAGCACTTCAACAGATGCTTACTCTTACCGATGAGCAGAGAACCGAAATTATTGAAGGTTCCTGTGGTTCTAAACCTAAAAAGAAAGGAGGTAAAAAATGAGTAGATTCGGTGATTTGCTGGGCGGAAAGTCCGCACCAGAACCAGTAGTGGAAGAAGTTCTGATCACTCCTGAAGAAGAAGTTCTCACTGAGGCAAGTCCTCTTGAGGAGATGAACAAGAGAGAACTTGAAGAGTACGGTAGAACTATGGGTATTGAACTTGATAGACGCCGTAGCAAAGAAACTTTGATTGAAGAACTCAGAGAGGCAGAAGGTGGCGAGTGAGCCACTTACATAACTGTCACAGGGGGCACTCCAAAGTGCCCCCTTTTTTTGTATAATTACTTCAGTTAAAACAAACAA